CTGGTCCTGTGAACAATATCACGGAGATCAAGGTGTACGGTGCAGGGGTTGGTACTCATCTTGCCATCGACAACATCGACTACACGGTCGTTCCAGCACCATCGGCACTTGCGCTGATCGGTATTGCTGGTATAATTGGTGTTCGGAGGCGACGATAATGTACGGAATTATCACAGAGACTAAACAATTTATAATGGATAATATCAAGGACTCTTCGGGTGAATCCCGCAAGGGTCTTTTGCTATTCAAGAAGAAAACAAATGCTGTTGCGGAAGCAGAAGAATTGAACGAACTTCGCAAGAGAATGAAGTCTTCTCAGTGTTATTCAGTGCAGAAGATAACCGTTGACGATGTTCCATCTTACGGTATAATTATAGATGGAGTATGGAAAGAAAAATTATAAATACAAGACAGGAGAACAACATGTCGTGTATTGATAAATTTCTAACATTACAGAACCAACTTCGTATTCATCATTGGCAAACCCCATCCTATGCTGAACACAAGGCACTAGGAAAAGCATATGAGGCATTAGATCCACTTATTGATAATTTTGTAGAAGTATACATGGGAAGATATGGAAAAGATACAGAGCAGAGTAGAAATATTGAACTTAAAGGATACGAAACAGCGCATCCAATGCCAGTTTTAAAATACTTTGAGGATTATCTAGAAAATGATCTTCCGATGGAATTAAAAGGAAATGATTCTGAACTTTTAAACATTCGTGATGAAATGTTGGCAGTGATTAATCAAACTAAGTATCTCTTGACTCTTCATTGATTAGAGCATTTGTAAATCAGTATTTTCATACATAATAGTATGAAAAAATACTTGATATACAAAACTATAAATTTGATTAATGGCAAATTTTATATAGGCGCACATGAAACTAAAAATATAAACGATTCTTATCTTGGAAGTGGAAAAGCATTAAAAAGAGCTATAGTAAAATACGGTAAAAATAATTTCAAAAAAGAAATAATAAAAGAATGCTCTTCCAGAGAACAAATGTATTTGGAGGAGCAAATTTTATTACAATCTTTTATTGGTGATAAAAACTGCTATAACTTAAAACATGGCGGTGTTGGTGGCTGGGATTATGTCAATAGTAATGGATTATTAGTCGGAGACAATAATCCAATGAAAGATGAACTTATTAAAAATAAATGTATTGAGAATGCCACCAAAACAAAAAACAAAAATTTAGAAAAATATAAAACAATTGCTATTCTAAATTTAGAAAAAGCAATAAAAGCAAACACTGGAAAAAAGAAACCAGAACATTCTCAATTCATGACTGAGTGGGCAACTGATTATTGGAAAGAAAATAAAGAAAAACAAAGAGATGCATTGTCTTCCTGGTTTAAAGTAATAGATCCATTAGGAATTTGTTATGAAACCAATAGATTACAAGAATTCTGCTTGACTAAAGGAATTCCTTACACTACAATATGGAAAAGTAGTTTAAAAAATACTGCGATAAGTAAAGGAAAAGCAAAAGGTTGGTTATGTCAAAAGATTTAACAAAATTATCTACGGAGGAACTGCTATTGCTCCGTAAGCAGTGTGAATTGGATATTTCCAAGTATCACAACTTTCAGTTGGTTCGCAAGATCCAACTGAATTCTGCTTACGGCGCAATAGGTTAGGCAACCAATATTTCCGATATTATTCAACTGAACTCGCAGAGGCAATTACTCTGTCGGGTCAGCTGTCTATTCAGTGGATTGGTCAGGAACTGAACAAGTATCTCAACAAGGTCGTGAAGACTGAAGGAGTTGATTATGTGATCGCATCCGATACAGATTCTGTGTATCTTTGTCTTGATAAACTTGTGGAGAAGGTATATCCACCAGTGAGTATGTCTGATGGAGAGACTAAGGTTTCCAAACCAGCACCAGGAATAATTGTTGATTTTCTTGATAAGTCTGCTGAAGAACTTATTATCCCATTCATCGAAAAGAAGTTCCAGGAACTTGCTGACCTTATGAATGCGTATGAGAATAAGATGCAGATGGGTCGAGAAGTTATCGCAGACAAGGGAATCTGGACTGCGAAGAAACGATATATGCTCAATGTGTGGGACTCTGAAGGTGTGCGTTACAACGAACCTAAGTTGAAGATCATGGGTATTGAAACGACTCGTTCTTCAACTCCTGAGTTTGTTCGCAAGCATCTGAAGACTGCCATCAATATCACGATGAGTGGAACAGAGCAAGACATGATTAACTTCGTGGAGAAGTGTCGCAAGGAATTCTATGCTCTGCCGCCCGAAGACATTGCCTTTCCTCGCAGTGTGAATGGACTGGATAAGTACAGTGATCGTGGAACAATATACAAGAAGTCAACACCGATTGCTGTCAAGGGTGCGTTGATCTACAATCATTATCTCAATCAATTCAAGTTGAGTAAAAAATACAGAAGAATTCAAGAGGGAGATAAGATCAAGTTTCTCATGTTGAAGAAACCAAATCCTCTTGGTGGAATTGTTGGAGAAGATCAAGTGATTTCTTTTCCAAATGTTTTGCCCAAAGAATTTAAACTTGAACGATATATTGATTATAAGACTCAGTTTGAGAAATCTTTTATTGATCCCCTGACCACCATCCTAGATACTATTGGTTGGTCGCCTGAGAAACGAAATACATTAGAAAACCTATTCGGTTGAAAGGAATATTATGAGTGATTTTTTATCGTCAATGGTCAAGTCTTCGGGAAACAAATATGCTTCCCTTGTTTCTGATGGTCTAGATGGTTCCGATGTAGCGGGGTTTGTTGATACAGGTTGTTATCTATTCAACGGACTTCTGAGTGCAAGTATTTACTCTGGTCTTCCGAACAATAAGATTCTCGCACTTGCTGGTGAGTCATCTACAGGTAAGACATACTTCACACTAGGAATTGTTTCTAAGTTCTTAAAAGACAATCCCGAAGCAGTCGTTCTTTACTTCGACTCAGAGCAAGCAGTTACTTCTGAGATGTTCAAGAGTCGTGGTATTGATCCAAAGAGAATTGCTGTGTTTCCTGTATCTACGGTTGAGGAATTCAGACATCAGGCAATTACAATCGTTGATAAGTATCTCGAACTTCCACAAGAAGATCGCAAACCAACGATGATTGTTCTTGATTCCCTTGGTATGTTGTCAACATCCAAGGAGATGAATGATACTGCTGAAGGTAAGGAGACACGCGATATGACTCGCGCACAGATCGTGAAGTCAACCTTCCGTGTTCTCACTGTAAAGTTGGGAGTCGCTAAGATTCCAATGATCATGACGAATCACACATATCAAGTTGTCGGGGCATATGTTCCGATGTCTGAAATGGGTGGTGGTACTGGTCTGAAGTATGCTGCATCGACAATTGTGTATCTTTCAAAGAAGAAGGATAAGAATTCGGATGGTGCTGTAGTTGGTAATATCATTCATGCTAAACTCTACAAGGGTAGATTTACCAAGGAAAATAGCATGGTAGATATTCGTCTTAATTATGACACAGGTATTGATCCATATTATGGTCTTGTTGATATCGCTGTAGAGGCGGGTATCTTTAAGAAAAATTCAACTCGTATTGAGTTGCCTGATGGGTCAAAGGCATTTGAGAAGACAATATACGATAATCCTGAAAAGTATTTCACCAAAGATATCCTTGACCAGATTGACAAGGCAGTGTATAATAAGTTCAGTTATGGTGGTGAAGTAAATTCTGAGGATGAAAATGACTGATGTAGAAAAACTGATACTCCACAATCTCATCAAGAACGAAACATATTCACGAAAAGTAACTCCCTTTCTCAAGAGGGAGTATTTTCATGATCGTTCGGTGAGATTTATCTTTGAAACTGTTCATGACTTTATTTTGAAGTATAACAATCTTCCTACAAAGGAAGCGTTGTATATTATTCTTGATAAGAACAAAAGTATCAATCAAGAAGAGATGAAAAGAATCTCAATTTATGTTGAAGAGATTTCGAATGCGAAAGATAATGTTGACTTTGAATGGTTGATGGCAGAGACTGAAACTTTCTGTAAGGATAAAGCAGTCTACAATGCCATCATGGAATCAATTCAAATCATCGATGGAAAGACTCAGCAATCACAGGGATCTATTCCCGATATACTTTCAAAGGCACTCGCAGTGTCGTTTGATGTTCACATCGGTCACGATTACATTGAAGACTATGAAAAGCGATATGATTTCTACCACACTGTAGAGAAGCGTATACCATTTGATCTTGATGGATTTAATCAGATCACAAACAATGGCACACCATCAAAGACATTGAACATCGTCATGGCAGGAACTGGTGTGGGCAAGTCTCTGTTTCTTTGCCACCATGCAGCACATTGTCTTAAGAACAATTACAATGTTCTGTACATCACATGCGAGATGGCAGAGGAAAGAATCGCAGAACGCATTGACGCAAATCTTCTTGATGTGACTCTTGATAATCTTCGTGAACTTCCAAAGACTCTTTATGAGAAGAAGATTCAATCTCTCAGCACGGGAGTCAAGGGTAAACTCATCATCAAGGAATATCCAACCGCCACTGCGAATGTCAATCACTTTAGATTTCTTCTTGATGAACTTTGGTTGAAGCGAAAGTTTAAACCTGATATTATTTTTATTGATTATCTGAACATCTGCGCTTCAGCAAGAGTGAAACCTGGGAGCAATGTGAATTCATACACCTACATCAAGTCAATCGCAGAAGAACTTCGTGGTCTGGCAGTGGAATACAATGTTCCAATATTCAGTGCGACACAGACAACACGATCTGGTTATTCGAGCACAGATGTTGGTTTGGAAGATACATCTGAATCCTTTGGTCTTCCTGCAACTGCTGACTTTATGTTTGCTCTGATCTCCACTGAAGAACTCGCGGAGATGAATCAGATCATGGTGAAGCAATTGAAGAATCG